TCTCCGAGGATGCAGGGTTATGTTGATCTTCCAAGTTACAAGAATTCTCTAAAAGTCTGCCAGAACTATGTCCCTTTACCACAGGGATCAGTAGCCAGACGACCAGGTTCCTATTTTGTTTCAAAGACTAAGGACAACGCGGCCGTCAGGCTCGTCCCTTTCAATTTCGGTCAAGGGCAAAGCTATGTTCTTGAGTTCGGCAATCTATATGTCCGGTTCTACAGAACAGATGCTGTTCTCACGACCTCGATCACCAACGGTGATATATCCTCAGTCAACACCTCCACTCAGACGATCACGTTAGGAGGTTCCAGCCATGGACTCTCCACGGGAGATGAAGTCTATCTAACCCTCGGCAGTGGAGCATCGGCACCAGGTGGATTGACGACTTCACAGAGATATTTCATCCATTATGTCTCCGGAGCCGACATTCGGCTTTCCCTGAGCGACAACACCCTCGGATCCGCATACAACATCACATCAGCAGGATCTGGAGATAGGATCTTCGTTAAACCGCTGGAGGTAGTGACAACCTATACGACCTCCGATCTCGATGATCTCTACTTTACTCAATCGGCTGATGTGCTCTTCATTGCTTCTCCTGACTTTGCACCACGGGAGTTGAAAAGAACGGCTGATACGACCTGGGTGCTCTCGACAACAGACCTCAAAGACGGTCCTTATATGCCGGTGAATACCGAGGTGACCACAGTAACAGTCGCCAGGAATTCCGATGATGCTCTGATCAAGTCCTTAGTTGATGCTGATGTTTCTGTGAGTGCAGACACCATTATAGTACCAAATCATGGTTTAGTTGATGGTCAAGCATTGGAATTTACTGGCAGCGATCTTCCTGCTTATGGTGGTGGTTCAGACACTTTAGGTACTGAATCTGAATATTTTGTGGTTAATGCGACTTTAGACACATTTAAAGTGGCAACCTCTTATGGTGGGAGTGCATTAGACATCACAGATGTTGGGACCGGCACTCGTTCAATGTTTTACAAGGATTACGGCTTCGAACTAGCTGGTGAGATCTCTGGAGCCTCGGCATCAATGACAGATCACTCTTTCACGATGATTGGTCATCCCTTAGTCAACGGTCAGCAAGTCTTCTTCCGTGGTGGTGAAGGGGAACAGGCTGCTCAATTCGTTGATGGTGATGTGGACACCAGTGATGACACAATCACGATCAATGGGCATGACTTAGTAAACGGGAATGTTGTCAATCTTTCAAACAGCGGTGGAGGACTTCCAGGAGGGTTGAACGATTCAACGGATTATTATGTTGTTGATAAAACCACTGACAAAATTAAGTTATCACTTGGTAAAGGAGGCACACCCGTAGTTATCTCATCAGCTGCTGGTGGTGGGACTCACACGATAACCTTGAGTGGTATTAAAACCATCGCAGCTGGTACGCTGTATTTTATCGTTGCTGCGACGACGAACACCTTCAAGCTCTCTGTCGATAATGGTGGGGATCCGGTTGAGTGGATCGGAACCGCAAGCAAGGATATTAAGTTCTATAAGAAATTCATTCCAAAGAATTCGAAGGTAACTTGCACGTTCTCTTCAACGACCGGGATCAATGAAGGTGACGGTTTCTCAGACTCTGCTGGCAATAGTGATGTCGGTCGGCTGCTGCGCTTGAATGTCGAGGTTGCCCCTCAGATCCGCTGGGGATACATCAAGATCGATTCTGTAAGTGACACAAAAATAATCATTGGAACCGTCTATGAACACCTGGCTTATGACGGATCTTCGACGGAGTGGTCACTTGGGAGCTTCTCAGAATCTTCCGGATATCCCAGATGTGTCCAGATCTTCCAGCAACGGCTGGTTTTAGCAGGAACAAGCTCTGAACCGCAAACCGTTCACTTTTCCAAGTCTGGAGATTTCGATAATTTTGCAGCCTCAGAACCATTAGGAGTGCAAACCGGGAACTATGATACTTCCGGAGCCTCGATCATGGGAGAACAGATCTATTCGGATAATTCGATCTCACTCATGATCTCGTCAGACACCGTCGATAAGATCGAGTGGATGCAGGAAGGTCGTCGTCTGACTCTGGGAACCAGTGGTGGAATCTTCCAGATGTTTGGAAACCGTGATGATACGACAATCACTCCATTCTCTTTTTCTGTTGAGAAAATCTCGAACTGGCAAGCACACAGCCAAGCCCTGCCAGCGCAGATCGGGAACAACATGGTTTATGTTCAAAAAAATGGAAGAAAAGTCCGGGAGCTCGTCTTCGACCGCGAACAAGACAAGTATTCTGCAAAAGACATCACATTACGGGCCGAAGACATCACTCAAACCGGAGTTACCGGGATGGTCTTCCAGGATCAACCGGCTTCTTTGATCTGGGCAATCCGGACAGATGGAAAGCTTGTTTCCTGCACTTACAATATTGATCTGAACATGGCCTCCTGGGCAATGCATTCTCTTGGAGGATCTCACACGGATGCAACCTATGGGAACCATGCCAAAGTCGATTCCCTGACAGTGATCCCTCGAGGAACCTATGATCAGCTTTGGATGGTCGTCAAACGTGATGTGGATGAATACTTTACTCAGTTTGCACATACCAGCATTAATGCTGCCAACAACACGATCACGATCAACACCCATAGTCTGGCTGATGGAACAGCAGTCAAGCTGACAACCAGCACGACGATGCCAGCAAACCTCACAAGTGGGACGACCTATTATGTAAGGGCTTCTGCAACCAATACCTTCGAGCTTGCAGCAACCTCCGGTGGAGATGCTATCGACATCGACCAAGGATCCGGCACACACACACTTTATAAAGTCGATTCCACCCAGATGTTTGTCGAGTACATGGAACAGTTTTATGACGATTCAATGGATCAAGGTCTTGCCCACTATGTAGACTGCGGATCCTATTATTCCGGGTCATCAGCTTCCACACTCACCAGCCTGGATTACATCGAAGGTGAAGAAGTCAAAGTTCTTGGAAACAATGCAATTCAACCTGACAAAACGATCTTAGCAGGATTGATCACTCCAGAACTTGCAGTGACAACAGCCCGGATCGGCCTGGTTTATAACTCTGATATCCAGACTCTTCCATTGGCAATCGGGGATATCCAGACCTCGACTTCGATTGGAAACAAGAAGCGGATCCATCGGATTGTCGTGAAACTCCTGGATTCGATGTCGATTAAATACGGCATGGCTTCCGATGACCTCACAGAAGAAGTCTTCCGCTCAGCCGGGGATGCGATCGGTGCTGCATTATCCTTGTTCACCGGAGACCGCGAGCTCACGATGCCTGGGCTCTACGATACTGAAGGGAAAATCTATCTACGTCAGGATGCTCCTTATCCGAGCAATATTCTGATGATTGCAATCGACTATGAAACAAATGAGTAAGCTATGCCAGTAAATCCAGCATGGGCGATGTTCGCCTTACAAGCTGGTTCCACTCTTTTTGGAATGCAGCAGCAACAGCAACAATCGAGGTTTTCAGAATATCAGCTTCGTCGTCAGGCAGCTGCTCAAAAGGCATTTGCCAACGAGATGTATGGGCTCACAAGCGAGCAAGCAACTGGAGTCCGTGGTCAGGGGGAGCGGACTGCTCGTCAGATCGAGATTCAAGGAAAATATAAGCTTTATTATATGGAAGATGCTTCGAAGCGGAGAATCGGAGATATGACGGCAAGGATCGGATCATCTGGAGCCGTGATCAACCGTGGCTCGGCCCGTAATGCGATTCTCACACAAGGTCGGGCTGATGCTCTCGGAATGAGACTGCAAGCAGCAGAAACCAAACGCATGGCAGCAGAGACCCGTTACAGTTCAGATACTCAGGCCTATTACATGATGAAGTCTGCTGGAATCAACCGCAGGAATTACATGGCATCAGCGAGCAACTGGAATCAGCAAGCATCATTCCTGGCAGCATCCAGACCTTATCAAGCAGCGAGTTCACTGCTTTCAGGCTCTTCCAGCATCATCCAGACTCAAATGATGTTACCGAAAGAAAATCGAATCTGGTCATAACATGGCAAAACTTCCTTTCCAACAAACTCAGGTTCTTCCTGGAGCCCAGGTCGGAGGCTTTCAGACCTCCGGGATCAGTCCTCCTCCAAGTCTTCAAGGTGTGATCGATTCAGGTCGCCAGTTCTATGGAGCCCAGATGGATGTTGCAGAATCCATGATGGATCTCGGTCAGACGATCGCGAAAGCCGTGATGATTGATAATAATGAGGAGAAAAGGAAGAAGAAGATTGGAGAAGAACAGCATCGTGATGCTTCACTGACCTTTATAGCTAGGCACCTATTCCAGATGCAGAAAGCATATATAGACAAACCAGAAGCTTATGAATATGCAGCTTACAGAATAGCTTTAAATGAGAAAGATACCTACAAAGACAAAACCGGGAAAGTCATAAAAGATGATGAGAAAAGTTACCTTCGTGGTTTTATAGAAGAAGCAAGGGAGAAGAATTACAGCGAATCGTACATTACTAGCTTGATCAAGGATGCACAAATGTTGGGTTTACAATCCAACCGGGAGATGTTTTTTAGGCACAAGGACCAAAAAGAGGATTTATATGAAGCAAAACGAGATGCTTCCATTAAACAAGGATTAAATAAATTCATCCGGGAGCTCTATAAATATGACCTTTCGCTCCTTAATGCAGGTAAAAGTAAAGAAGAATTAGATCCTGACCAGTTAGCTAATATCAAAGCAGGAATCGATAATCTTGTTGATACTATTGTAACCCAGTCCAATGGATTTACTGGGAAGGAATTCCCAGATCAAGAAAAGATAAATGCTATAAAGCATGAGCTCAAAGCTGATTTTTTAAATGATTTTATTACACAGGAAAACCAATGGAATCATACTGTAATAAAAAATAGATTAGTCCGAGAAGGTGAAGAAGAAACAGAGGGGTTAAGGAATGCTCTCAGTAAATTATCGAAACGCTTTTTTGATGCCAGGGTTTTAGATATCATTGCTGTAGGAATTCACGGCCAGGATTCATTAGATCCTGATCAGTTAGCTAATATTAAAGAGCGTACAGGAGTCGATAATCTTACTTATAGCGGTAATAGGATTGAACAGGATATCGGTCAGATTGCTTCTGAAGTAGCATGGGATGTTTACAAGGAAAAGATTGTTAATGGGGAGGATGTCAACTTTGATAAAAGACAGAAATACCTTTCTGAAGTTGTAGGTTCTCTTACAAGCCAATTTGTTGAAGATGATGGGCGTTTAAGGGTGGATAAAGTCCAAGAGGCCGTTCGAATACACAAAGAAGATGAACAAGAAGAAAAGCGAATTGCAGCTTTAAGCTTCATAAATAGAAGAAGTGAAGCTGAAAGGGTTTTGAAGGATCAACTTAATAGGATAAATGCTGACTTTGTTTTAGGTCCGGATGAGGGTGGGATCAATGCGGAAGAAGCAGAAGAGAGAGCAAGGGATGCTGCTCAACGAGCTTACCAAGCTTTTGATAGGAAGCCAACCTTAGAGCCAGGGTTAAGTCCTAAAAAAAGAAAATTAGCCAATAATAAACTAACTCAAGAGAATAAAACATTAGAAGAGGGTTTATTAGGCATTGCAACTTCTGAAAATCGAGCTTGGATGCAAGTTCAGGCACAGAGAGAAGTACAGGAGACAAGAGATCAAAGAAGGATAAAGCAAATACAACGAGACAAGTTTGTTATTGGAGAAGTTAATGATGCAGCAGAACAATATTTAAAATCAGCCGGTGATTTATCTGTAGAACAATTACATAATCCAAAGGCTCATACTGATTACGAGATTGCTTTAGAGGAAATAAAAAGAAGTATCATTAAAGAAAAAGCAGGTGTTCTCAGTTCAATGGATCTTGAGGATACGGAAGCATTTGTTGATCTGGAACTTGCCGAATCAATTGAGAAAGAATTAGACAGTGTTGTTATCAAGGAAGCTCATCAAGTCGCCTTAAAACAAGCAAGAGATACAGTCATAGGTGCAGCCAGTAAAGCATCGCTTGAATACATATACGGTAAAGACGGTAAACCTGGTCTTAATCGACTTTTAGAGGAAGCTTTTAATCAAAATAAAACACTGGAAGAGACATTAAAAGATTTAGAGCCAAAGCTTGCTCAACTTGAAACCAGGGCAAAAAATAGTCTTAAAGATAAAAAAGGCGCTCTTGATCTATTTGAAAATGGTGTTGAATTTAATGAGAGTAAATTAGCAAAGATCGAATCCTTAAAAAGCCGAATTGAAAAACGTGAAGATGGTGAGTTAAAATTAAATTTAAGGGTCCAGATGGATCAAATTGCCACGGGTAAAGCCCTTGGTGAATTCGAGGTTCCTCCAAGAACCTTTCGTGACGAAAAAAATCTTCTAACCAACCGTGAGGAATCTGATTGGCAAATGGTTCGAATTGCCGAAATCTTAGCACCGCATGTTGATGACATTGATGGTCTTTATTCTGAACCAGAAGCGCGTCTACTTTTAAGTGAATATGGAGCAAAGATTGATCGTGCAAAAGCTATCCGCATGATTGAACTAAATCCGGTTGAAGCGGAAGAAGCATTACGACCGGTTAAAGGTGCTGGAATTGGAGGAAAGTTTTTTGAGCAGGATTTGGATGCGTTTTTCCCGAATTTGCCAGTAACAGAACGTGCTCAATTGTGGGCTCAGGCAAAAAGAGCAATCTTAGACATTAAGAAGGGTTCACGGGCTGATATTAAAAATAAGATCCAAAGCGAGATCACACGGGTCTTGTCCAATGATTTTCAGTATGACGAGGCTGGACTACGTGAAGGGACAAACCCTGCGTTTATGGAACTTGAGGTCCGACCCTCAGTTGAGAGTGGTTTATTTGAAGAATGGGAATATAAGGTTGAAGAATCCAAGATGGAGTATGCCAGGGAAATCTCTCAGGCAATACATGGAGCAAATGATAAGTATGGGGTTGAAGATTATGAATTTAAAACAGCAAAACAATTGGATGCCATATTAGAGGATTTCGACCCCAAAACATACAGTGCTGGATTTGTCGAAAAAGGAAAGCGATATGAACCTAAATTCATGGATGAAGTTTATAATAATGTTCACCAGAAAATCCAGCGGACCAAAACGAAACGCAGCACGGATCCAGCGTTCTATCCAGATCAGAAATGGTTGGAGTTGATGGAGAAGCAAGGAAAGCCAATCGATGACCAAGTTTGGAGGGCCAAAAACCAGTTCTCAAAAGAGCGAATTCAGTTTTTAATTAAACAGCAGGAAGCCTATGCACCAGGATCCAAACCGAAGCTCTTTACTAATTTTGAATTACAAAAAATTGATGATCAGTGGAAAGACCTTGGTGGTGAGGGTCGTGGAAGAATGCTGGCAGAGATGGAAATGACGGTTAGTGACCCAAAGATCTTCAATCAGATGTTTTACGATATTGCAGAGAACACCGGTATCAATGATTCCGATCAGATGTATCTCGTGCACCATGGTAATGGAGCAATCCTCCGAAGACTTCACACAGCACAAAGCATGGACATGGCAAGCATCAATGTGAAGTTGACAAGCCAGGAAACCGATCTAGAAACATTTGATGTTGAATTATACAAGGATGAAGATCTGAAACAATACATGGCAGCATTTTTCGATGAACCAAGGAAAATGAAGGATTGGTATAACCTCGTTCGATCCTATTCGATTGTTGGAATGAAGGATGGTGATGCAGAAGAAGAAATCGAGTTGACCGTCAGGCAGCTACTCTCGAGTAAATTCCATGTACATTCTGGGAACCATGGTCAGGAGGAGATCGATGGAACCTCGATCTGGCTTCCTAAAAAATTCATTCCAGATCGACCAGCAGATCTTGGTGAAACTAAGTTTGATTTAATTACAAAGGATGATTTCACTAAAAGTCTTCACAAGTTTATTACTGAAGAAGTCCCAGCCTTAGTCGGTGAGCAGACTTATGCTGCATTAGCAGCTGAAGCCTATCATTTTCGGAACTCCGATGACGGGCAAGGTCTGACATTACATTTTTTAGATGATACAGGCTCTTATCCGGTTGCAGATAAAAATAATAATCCGATCCAAATAAATTGGGATCAGCTGATGAGTTTGATAGAAACTCGTGTTCTGCCTAGCCCTGTGAAAAGTGTATGGCCCGGAACCTCCCCAAAAGAGTGGAATGTATTTCCGTAAACCTCGAAGATTTGATCCTGGCGCATTCAACCGCTGGGCTGAGAACTGGTCACCCTCGATCGGAACCGTTCTTTATCACGGAGCAAAGACTTCCTTCGAGACCAACTCGATTGCCCTGGTCGGAAGCTTGATACGGAACGCAGTTGCTCGTGGATCCGGAGATCACATGACGGAAGACATCTGGAGATCCTCGAGATATTACAGACCAGGTCTCGAGTATGATGAAGAGATGACAACCGACTTTGCAGAAGTCCTTGCCAATAGTTATGACACCAGACGGGAATCCGAACTTGTCTATGAAAGAACAGGAGCCCTTGGAGCAACAGCCTATTTTGGTTCGGCTCTTATTGGTGCTCTTCCGGATCCGATCAACCTAGTCCCATTCATGAGATTTGTCCCAAAAGGCGCTATATTAAGATCACGCATGGCTGTTAATTCTTTAGGTCGAGTTGGAATCGGAGCAACCGAGGGAGGTATTGGTGCAGCCACTTTACAACCATTACTTGCAGCAGAACGCTTATCCCACCAGGAGCGTTATGATGCCAAGATGGCAGCAACCGACATCCTTGTCGGCATCGGTGCAGGAGGAGTGCTATCAGGAGTGATGGAAGGGGGTCGTCTAGCTTTGAAGAAGTATTCCGTCAATCCGAACACTGGAGCTCAGACTCCGATCGAAGAGCCTCGAGTCTTTAAAGATCTTCTTCGTTGGCCTATTGAAACCCTCACTAAATTCGGAAGAAGAGCAGTCATCCAGGTCGATGAAGGAAGACCGGTTGATGTTGCAGGAACTGAAAATCCTGGAACCCCCGGACCCCCACACACACAAGAGAGACTCACCATTGAAGGGCTTGGAGAGATTGGGACGGAAGTTCCAGGTGCTAGAGAGGTTCAAACTCGATTTGAACTCGTTGAACATGATTCCGTCATAGCATCGAATCTTGATGAGGGAAATGCCTTAACCAAGAATCCTGCTTACAAACAAGATCTTCAACCAAGAGACCGGGACACCGCGGAATCGCTTCAGCAGATCCTAGAGATTTCTGGAGAAGGCTTTAGACCTCGGAGGTTGGTTTATCCAGATGATACCGGGAAAGTAGGAGCTCCGATCATTGGCCCGGATAACATGGTCGAATCTGGTAATGGAAGAATCCTTGCTCTTGGTCGGATCTATGACAAGAAGGGTCAAAACCTTGCCGAATACAAAAATGCTATGAAGGGGATAGTTTCTTGGTATGGCATTGATCCAGCGAAAATAGATTCGATGAGCCGTCCGATTCTTATCCGAAGAAGAACAACCGATCTTGACCATGATACTAGGGTTGCTTTAACCCAGCGATTGAACACTGATGAAATTGCTGCAAGACAACCGGATGAGGTTGCAGTAAGTGATGCAACCATGATGGATGATAACATCCTGAGATTTTTAAATGATGCTGAACTTGATGCAGAAGTAAATATTCCATTTGTTAATGCAGTATTTGACACCCTCCCGGCTGCTGAACGCAAAGGATTGACGACCCACGGGAAGATCAACCCGACAGGATTGGAAAGACTTGAATTAGCCTTGTATGCAAAGGCTTATCATTCTCCGCAGCATCCGGAGTTTATAAAGCAATTGATTACTATGGGAGGAGATGATTTTAGGCAGATTGCGAATGCTTTAAAAAACACGGCTCGTCGCTGGGTTTATATGAAGTCGAAAATGAGGACCGGTGAATTCATCAACGA